AATGAATACGGTTATGAAAGACATGCGCCAAGGCCCATACGGTCCAATGTATTTACCAGCATCAGAAGAATATGCACAGAATAGTTCAGGCGCACTGAGAGCAGCAACATCACGGCCATTTAAAAGTATTGATCAAATTAAAGATGCCAGAGGCAAGATTTATGTTGAAGGCAGAGATAACGTAAATCTAGAAAAAGACCCATTGGATGCATTCCATAGTCAATTTAGCAGGACAAAATTTTCTTTGATTAATGATCTTCAAGATAAATTTCAGAAGACAGAAATCAGAACGCGCAGATCAAAAAATGAAGACGGAGAGTTCGTCACAACTCAAGAGCCAATTACCAGACAGATGGGTATGGATACAGCCAATGAGCTGCTGCTGGCCCTTGGGCGCAACGATGCAGATATAAATAGAACAGCGGCTGTATCAGAAGGCTTTGTGTCTATGGATGATATTCCTGCACTCAAAGATGCAGTAAACCGCCTTGGTGAAGTATTGGAAAATGCCCCAACAAAATACTTTGAGGCCAAGCCAAATGCAGCCATGAGCCTAAGTGATTTTGATGTGGCGCTTGTCCCAGCAGACGTTGCCGAAAACGAAGAAGTAATGAGAATATTAAGAGAAAACAATTTGCCTGTATCCACATATACTGACTTTGGTCCGAATAAGGATGACTATAGAGAAGGCGTAATGCGACAAATGAAGGAAAATTTGTTTTCTATCGGTGGTACTGGTATGTTGGGTTATGGCGCTTTGCAAAGCGTAGTAGAAGATGATGGCGAGAGCGGCAGTTAAGCGCGTAGCGCAAGCAGAAATCAGAGCAGCTAAGAGCTTCTTGGAGCGGCGTGGGTTAAAGCCCAGTGAGATTTCTCCCAAGAAGTTCGCTATGGCGGCTAAAGAGCTGGACAAAGGCTTTTCTGACACACTTAAAGTGTTGGCGCGTGAATTGTCTGGAGGCAATGTCTGATGGCTGGCTTTTGGGAAACTTATGCGAAAATGTCTTCGCCCCCTATGTACGATCTTAGTGAAGTAGAGCCAGAACAACTAAAAGGCATGGGTCGCACTATGCTAGACAGCGCAACTATTGTGGGTTTAGGCGGTGAAATCGAAGCTGGCGTAAGAGCGCCGTTTAGCGATAAAACTTTCCAAGAGATCGACAGCGAAATTAACCAAGAGCAAGCTGCGTTCAAAGAAAAATATCCAGCAGAATACATGGCTTCTACTATTTTAGGAGCAGGGCCAACGCTTGCAGTAGGCGCTCCAGCGGCTGCAACAAGAATTATCGGCACAGGATTAGCAAAAAATGTTGGGGCTTCAACCGCGCTTGGTGGCTTGGGTGGTTTTTTCAGTGGTACTGGCCAAGGCGAAACCACAGAAGAACGTGTACAGTCGGGCAAAGAAGAAGCACCAATATTTGCAGTTGGTTCTGGCGTTGTAACAGCGGCTATGATGGGAGCAATGAAGGCAGCGCCCCCCGTCATTAGGTTTTTTGGCAATATGGCCAATAAGGTTATGGGGCGATGAATAGAGCAAGTTTTGGTAAACTAATGTCTAAAGGAGGACAAAAGATGAAGTATGGCAAAAAGAAAACTTCCAAACCTGTCAAAAAAAAGGTAATGAAGAAAAAGGCAAAGCCTAAAAAGAAAGCGTACTAATGTCAGAACAAAAAAACTCTGAAGTTGTCGAAGTTCATGTTACTGGCGTGTCAATGTCGGGAGCTGTGAAAGATGACAACAAGCGATCTGCTCCAACAGATCAGAAAAAATCTGGAAACAAGACGGCTGGAAATAGCTGAATACATGGTTGATGGTCGGGTGACCGACCTCAACGCATACCATAAAAACGTAGGGATCGCAGAAGGTTTAATGCAAGCCTCTGAGGTTATCCGCGAAACATTGAAAAAATTAAACGAAGAGGATGTATAACGTGTCTCATCAGCATGATCGAATATTTACAGATGAAGAAACCAATGCAACAATTGGATCTCATCAACTGCCAATCCCCTTAAATTGGAAAGTTTTAGTTCAGCCTAATCAGGTTAAAACCAAAACAGCAGGCGGTATTTTGCTGCCCGAATCATCCAAAGACAACGAAGAATACCTGACAGCTCACGGCACAGTCTGCGCCTTGGGTGACTTAGCGTATCGTGACAGAGATACAGGCCAGCGATGGCGGTCTGAGATTTGTCCAAAGGTAAATGATCGCGTGACCTATGGTAAATACGCTGGTCAAAAAATTGTTGTAAAAGGCGTCAAGTTCCTTCTGCTAAACGATGATGAAATAACATCGATATTGCCAGACGGTGTTGAAGTCGCAGCATATGTAGGGTGATTGATATGGCAGAAAAAGAACAAATTCTGGAAGAAATTGAAGCCGAAATTCAAAAAGCTAAAGGCGATCCAGAGGAATTTGAAATAGAGGTTGTAGACGAACCTGTACAAGAAGCCAAAGAAGAAGCTAAAGATAAGGCTCAAGAGGCTCAAGAGCAGGATGATGATTATGGCCCTAAAGTTCAAAAGCGTATTCAAAAGCTGGTCAGCCAGCGTAGAGATGCTGAAATCCAAGCTAGGCAAACTCAGGAGCAAAATGCACAGCTCCAAAAACGCCTTGAAAGATTGGAGCAGGGATCTCAAAAGTCGGCTGAACAAGCGTTTAACCAGCGTTATAACCAAACTAAAGCAGCTCTTGAACAGGCTGTGGAAGAAGGTGACACGAAATCGCAAGTAGCTTTTCAAGAGCAAATGGCCGACATGCGAGCGGCTATGCGTATCGCAGAAATGCAAAAGCAACAAAGTCAGCAACGTGCTGCTGCATCGCCCACAGTTGGCCGCGCACAGCAAGCTGCACAAAATCCAGCCCCACCAAAAGCTATGCAATGGTGGCAGGCAAATAATTGGTTCAATGCCCAAGGCTTTGAGCGAGAAACGGCGGCAGCGCGTTCAATTGATGTCCAACTTGACTTGGAAGGTTTCGACAAAAATTCGGACGAATATTACCACAATTTAAACAGCCGTTTACAAAAAATGTTTCCTGAGTTATCTTCAGGGGCAAGTCCAAGTAAGGCAAGAGCAAAAAGTAGACCACCAGTCGCCCCAACTACAGGCGGTTCTTCCAGTTACAAGGGCAATAGAGTGAGGATGTCGCAAGAACAACTCAGAATGGCTAGAGAACTTGGAATCAATGATGAAAAAGGTCTTAAAAAATACGAAGCCGAAATTCGGCGTCAGCAAAGGAGCCAGTAATGTCTGAGTCAAGAAATGTTCGTGCAAACCAAACTCGAAATTCTGTGCGTGATGAGGAATCTCGTCCTATGACTGCATGGAAACCACCATCACTTTTGGACGCCCCCGAAGCACGTCCCGGCTATGTCCAAAGGTGGGTTGCTACCTCGATTCAGGGTAAGGAAAGCCCAGACAACGTGTACAAACGTATGCGTGAAGGATGGGAACCGCGCCCTGCTGACACTGTGAAAAGTAAGTTGTACCCAACTATCAATCATGGCCAGTGGGCAGGATCAATTGGAATTGAAGGCATGTTGCTTTGCGAAATGCCAGAAGAAATTAATGCTCAAAAGCAAGATTATTATTCTGGTAAAAACGAAGAGCAAAATGAATCAATTGCAGGGGATCTTGATGCGTTAGGACGGCGTAGTGGACAACCAATCTATCAAGAGCGGAAGTCTGAAACCAGTCGTGGCAGATCTCTTTCTGCCGCAAGCGACTAATTAACGCTAAAAGGAGCGAAAAATGGCAAATGCAGATGCAGCCTTTGGGTTTATCCCAGTTCGTCACATGAGCGGTAATGCACCTCGCACTAACCAATACACTATCACAAGTGGTCTTGCAGAAAACATCTTCACAGGTGATCTCTGCGTTCTCACAGCAGATGGGGTTGTTACGCCACACACGGCCACAGAAGTTAACAACATTGGTGTATTTGCGGGTGTGTCTTACACAGCAAGTGACGGTTCTTACGTCTATAGTGAATACTGGCCATCAGGCACAGTAGCCACTGACATCATCGCATATGTATATGATTGTCCATATACTGTGTTTAAAGTTCAGTCAGCGGGTTCCCCTGCTCAGACCAATATCGGCAACTGCGCTGATGTTGTTGCTGGCGCTGGGTCCACAACGACTGGTCAATCAGGTTTCGAATTGAGTGGAACAATGGCGGCTGGCGCTGCTTCTTGTAAAATTCTTTCTTTGGTATCTTCACCAGAGAATGCATTCGGAGCTAACGCTGTCATGGAAGTGCTTATCAATGAGCATCTTCTTAAAGACAGTGCTGGTATCTAGGAGGGTATAAACAATGGCTATGAATAGAGCAAATTTTGCTAAAATGCTTGAGCCGGGTCTGAATACTCTTTTCGGACTCGAATATGACAGCTATCCAGCCGAATATGAGGCGGTATTTGAATCAAACACTTCGCAAAAAGCGTTTGAAGAAGATGTCCTCCTCGCCGGTTTTGGAAATGCTCCAACAAAATCAGAGGGTTCTGCGGTTTCTTATGACGCGGCCTCTCAGCAGTGGACTGCGCGTTATCAGCACGAAACAATCGCTTTGGCTTTCTCAATCACTGAAGAAGCTGAAGAAGACGGCCAGTATGGTTCGATTGCTTCTCGCTATACAAAAGCGTTGGCTCGCTCAATGGCCTCTACTAAAGAGATCAAAGCAGCTAACATTTTGAATACCGCGACAACTGTTAACGGTGGTGACGGCGCACCTCTTTTGAGTGCATCACATCCAACCCAAAACGGTAACCAGTCTAACATTCTAGCAACAGCGGCTGATTTGTCTGAAGTGTCACTTGAAGCAATCCTTATTCAGATTGCTGACATGAAAGATGATCGCGGTCTTCGCGTTGCAGCACAAGGTACGCAGTTGGTTATTCCAACAGCTTACACTTTTGTTGCAGAGCGTCTGCTCGAATCACAACTGCGTGTTGGCACGGCTGACAATGACATCAACGCGATCCGCAATGGCGGTTACCTTCCAAAAGGTTACCACATTATGCGCCGTCTAACAGACAGCGACCAGTGGTTTGTCCAAACGGATATTCCTGATGGACTGAAAATGTTCCAACGCTCGCCTATGAAAAAAGGCATGGAAGGTGACTTCGAAACTGGCAACGTGCGCTACAAAGTGCGTGAGCGTTACAGCTTCGGTGCTACTGACTGGCGTGGGGTCTTCGGATCACAAGGCGCAGCTTAATTACCTAACTTCTCTCTCGTTGGGTTTGATTGAGGCGGTCTTCGGATCGCCTCTTTCTTTTTAAACAAAGTTGTTGTACTGTCTCTATATCCCTGACAGTTGCATTGGGCGACTGACAATAGCCAAGACAGGAGATCAACATGGCTACTTCAACTTTTTCTGGACCAATTAAGGCTGGAACAATCAAAGCAACAACTGGCACTACTGTTGGCGAAAACGTAGTCAATGTTGGTTTTGCAGTTATGGCTCAATCTGTTGTGATCGATATCACAGGAGCAAGCCACCTAAACCAAGTTTGTGCAACAGTTCCTGCAAACTCACAGATTATTGACGTTATTCTAAACGTCACAACTGCAAACGATGACACAGGAGCGGCCACAGTTTCTGTTGGTACTGCTGATGATGGTAACGCATTCATCGATGGTCAAAACGTAAAAGCAGTTGGCACAACACGCGGAACTCTGGACACAGAGGCAACTGACGTTGGCACAACCGACCTTCAGGTTCTGGCTGACTTTACAGGCGCTAATGGAGATGGAGCTGCTGGTGCGGCAACAGTAACTGTGATGTACTTGCAGAACAACAATCTTTCATAAGGAGGAAGGCCAATGGCTGATATTTCCTCAGTAAAGAAGCTAAGTGATAGCACCAGAGAGGCAGTCTTCGCTTTCCAATATCAATACGTTGATACTGGCGACGAAAGTGCTGTTCTCAAGATTGATGTTTCTACACTTGCTCCCAACGCGAATGGCGAGCCTTGTGTCGCTGTTCGCATCATCGAAGGATGGTGGGTCATTAAAAGCATGACGGTGCGCGTATTAGCTGACGCTGATACAGACATCATTATGATGAACATTGGAGATGATGATATTGGATATCACGATTTCTCAAGGTTCGGTGGCCTTCCTTCAACCAAGTCGTATGGAGCAAACCCAACTGGGGATGTTCTTTTTACAACTGATGGAGCTGGGGCAGTAGGAGACTCATATCAATTGGTTCTAAGGGTCATCAAAGAATACTAGGAGTTTTCAATGGCAACTTCAGGAACCGTAGCGTTTCAACCAAATGTTGAAGAAATCATAACTGAAGCATTCGAGCGTTGCGGTATTGATACCCAAACTCAAACTGGTGATAAGGCTGTGTCTGCACGGCGCAGCCTTAACCTACTCTTCGCTGAGTGGGCAAACAGAGGTATCAACTACTGGGCAGTAGAACAGCAAACACTCACACTGGTGAACGGCACAGCGTCTTACACACTGCCAGCAGGAACAATCGACATCATAAGCGCAGTTGTGCGTGACAGCTCTGGCACAGATACTTCTGATCAAATGATTAATCGCGTATCTATTTCTGATTACAACCAACTGCCAAACAAAGATTCTAGCGGCAAGCCAAGCCAGTATATGCTCGACAAGCAATACACGCCTGTTGCATATTTTTGGCAAGTTCCAGACAGAACAACATATAGCATGGTTTACTGGGCAATCAGGCAGCTTGAAGATGTTACTGCATCTAATCAAGATCCAGACATTCCATATCGCTGGAACGAATGCATTTGCGCTGGGCTGGCAAGCAAATTGGCAATGAAATTCGCAATTGAAAAGTTCACAATGTTAAACGAAATGTATGAACGTGCATTTAGTTTTGCAGCAGCTTCAGATAATGACGGTGTATCTCTGAGGGTTCAGCCCACTGCGCTGAATTTATATTAATGGCAAAATACGCAAGAGGCAAAAAATCCCAAGCGATAAGCGACAGAGGTGGCCTAAAGGTTCCATATACGGAACTTAGGACAACTTGGGATGGATTGCGCGTATCTCCAGATGACTGGGAGCCAAAACAACCACAGCTAACACCAGCTAAAAATGTTGTTGATGCAACAGCACTTTTTAATCCGCGTCCAGATAATGATCCTGAAAATGCAGAGGTATTTATAGGATACAACTTCGATTTCTTCACACCTATCCAAGAGCGCCCTCCAGTGGGCGTACACGGCCTTGGAGTGGTTTCGCATGGGTCTGTGATAGAAATGGACGTTTCGGTCACTGGTGTGGCTGGTACAGGCGCTGTGGGTACTGTTTATCCAAACCCAGCTATCAACCCAGCAGTTGGCACAGGGGCGATTGGCAATTATCAAGTTATCATATCAACAGATGTAAACGTCACCAGTGTGATCGGCACAGGCGCTCTTGGTGTATTTGCCACGGCTACTACTACGGATGGCGTGGCTGGCACAGGCGCTATTGGAACTGAAGTTCCAGAGGCAGAAATCACAGAGACAGGTGTTGCTGGAACAGGCGCAGTTAATCTGCAAGTTATTGAAAGCATACTAAACCCAACAGGCGTTGCTGGAACAGGCGCAATAGGCACAGAAACAGCCGTGTCTGAAATAGACGTTTCTGGCGTTGCTGGTACTGGATCTGTTCATGTTATCGGTACTGGGGCTGGCAGTGACTTCAATATTATTGTTGGCCCAGTCACTGGTCTTGGCGGTGTAGGCACAACAGGAAGCGAAGTGGCAGAAGCTGAAATAAGCGAAACAGGCTTGGCTTGTACAGGTGCAATAGGTGATGGAACGTCTGTAGATGTCGCAGTTGGATGGGGTAACAATGCTTGGGGTAACGGAACATGGGGTAATGGGCTATGAATTATACGCAGCTAAAAGCTAACATCGAAAACTTTCTAGAAGATGACAGCGCGGAGCTGACTACTTCCATTGATCAAATCATAGCACAGGCTGAAGAGATGATCTTCCAGCGCCTCCCTAACTTGCCTTGCTTTAGGAAAAACGCATCAGCGGCACTGGTGCAAGGCACAACAGATTATACTGTGCCATCTGCGCGAATGATTAGACAAGTTTCTGTCATTACTGCGAATGTAACGTCATACTTAAATCACAGAGTAGATTCATATCTGCGTGATTATTGGCCAAACGCCACAACTCAAGGCGTTCCAGAAATGTATAGCACAAAAACAGCGGCTATTGGCGGCACAACTTTTACTGTTGCACCCACCCCA